GCCGTGACGAAAGCCAACGGCGAAGCTGCTGAGTACAAGAAGCAGCTCAAGGCAAAGCGCACCGATGACGAGAACGCCGCACAGGAACAGGCTGACAAGCTGGCAGAGATGCAGAAGCAGATTGAAGCCCTGACTGCCGACAAGGAGAATCTTGTCAAGGAAAAGACCCTCGCATCTTACCGTGAGAAGTTTGTTGCACAGGGTTATGACGCTGAACTTGCCAACAAGGCTGCATCTGCACTGGCTGACGGTGACATGGACAAGGTTTTTAAGTTCCAGTCGGAGTTTATGACCGCCCACGACACCGCTTACAAGGCTTCTCTGCTGAAGGATATGCCCACGCCTCCGGGTGCGGATGGCAAGGGCGGTTCTGACAGTGAGGGCGTGGCGTTTGCTAAGAGCCTTGCACAGCAGAACGCAAATACTTCTAAGGCATCGAGTGACGCAATGAGTGCTTTCCATTAACAAGGAGGAAAACATGAAGTTTACCCGAAACACGGTCGACGGAATCAACGATACCATCCTCGCTTCCAATGACTACACCGCCATCTCCTTTACCGTGACCGAAACTACTGCGGTTAAGGCTGGCTATCCCATGACGCTGGCTGGCAAGAAAGCTGTTGCTGCTGGCGAGACTGGTTCTAAGACCATCAACGCTGACGGCATCCTGCTGTATGACGTTGACCCAGCAGAGAACCCCAATGCTTCTCTGCTGATTCGTGGTGTTATCGACACCAAGAAGGCGGCAGCAAGTTCCAGCTTCACCTTTGACGCTGACGCAATCAAGGCACTCAAGACCGCCGTCCCCGGCATCTTTTGCCGTGACAACATCAGTGTGAACGCTTAATAGGAGGTAAAACAACATGGCACTGAATCTTAAGAAAGTCTTTGCCCCGGCTGCGATTGCCGCCTATTGGACGAATGACCCCACCAATGCGATGCCTTTCGCATCTGACGCACTGTTCCCCGCCAAGAAGAAGGCTGGTCTCGACCTGAAGTGGCTGCGTGGTCATAAGGGCGTTGGCGTTTCTCTGATGCCCAGCGCATTTGATGCAAAGGCTACGTTCCGCACCCGTGAGGGCTTCAAGTTCGATGAGACCGAGATGCCGTTCTTCCGTGAGGGCTACCATCTGGGCGAGAAAGACCGTCAGGAAATCCTGCGTGTTCTGGACAGCAACGACCCCTATGCTCGTGACGTGATGAACCGCCTGTACGATGACACCGCGCAGCTTATCACCGGCGCACGTATCGTTCCTGAGCGCATGATCTGGCAGCTTCTGGCTCCCACCAATGGCGTTCCCGGCATCACCATCAAGGCAAACGGTGTGAACTACACCTACAATTACGACCCGGACGGCGGCTGGAAGTCCACAAACTTTAAGGATATCAGTGGTGTCGCCAAGTCTAAGTGGTCTGCTGTCACCGCCACCCCCATTGCTGACCTGAACGCCGCAAAGGACGCTGTTCGGGCAAGCGTTGGCGAGGTCGTGACTGAGGTGTACATGAACACCGCCACCTTCCGCAACATGATTGCTGCGGACGAGGTGAAGAATCGGTTCATGACTGTCACCGCAAAGGCAAACGCCGTTCTGCTGGACAGCGAAGCACGGCAGATTATCGAATCTGCAACCGGCCTGACTATCCATCTGTATGACAAGATGTTCAAGGCAGACCAGTACAGCGCAAGCGAGAAGTACCTGCCCGATGGCATGGTGGTGGTTGCTCCGTCCGGCGCTCTGGGCAGCACTTGGTACGGCACTACCCCTGAGGAAGCCGACCTGCTGTCCGGTCAGTCCGGTGCATCCGTATCCATCGTGAACACTGGCGTTGCCATCACCACTGAGCTGACCATTCACCCGGTCAATGCAAACGTCTATGCTTCTGAAATCGTCCTGCCGTCCTTTGAGCGCATGGACGCTGTGTACTGCATCAAGGCTTACTAAGGCGAAAGGAGGAAAGCAGCATGGGAGACCAGTATTCCGAAGCGGCAGTCAAGCTGGGGCAGTACATCGCCCCTGCACTTGACCGTGAAATCACGGACGAGGACTATCCACTCTTCGACCTGCTGCTTGATTTCGCCAAAGACAAGATATTTGCGCAGGGCTACCCCTTCGGTAACAGACCGGACGAGCTGCCCTCGCAGTATCAGTCGTTGCAGATACGCATTGCAGCGGAACTGTACAACCACATCGGCGCAAACGGACAGACGAGCTATACCAACAACGGCATTACTCGTGTGTGGGAAAGCTCCGATGTGGCACAGTCCCTGTTGAATGAAGTGGTTCCGAGAGTAGGTGTTATCGGCTGATGTTCAATGGAAGCCCGCTGGACAAGCGCCCGCTGTGGTACTCAAACCCGGTCGGCGAGAAAACGCCTGTTGTGGACGAGTGGGGAAACGAGACTGGCGAATCCGCATACGAATCGTGGAGCGAACCCGCAAAACTGATGCTGAACGTCAGCCCGCCTACTGGCTCTGCGGAAGCAAACCCTTTTGGAGCATTCACGGATTACAGCTACGTTGTTAGTTCGTCCAGCAAGAAGCGCAACACACCGCTTTATGAAGGTACGCACGTCTGGTTCCAGACGGACGTTTCAAAGCCCTTCAATTATATTGTGGTCAAGGTCGCAGAGCATATCACAGACACGAAGTATGCGCTGAAAGAGGTGGCTGCAAGTGAAAATTAAAGTGAGGTTGAGCGATGCCGGACTTCGTGATGCGGAACGTCAGATACAGGAGTACAAGACCACCCTGAACAAAAAAGCTAGAGCACTTGCTTTTCGTCTTTCTTGGTTGGGGCTTGAAGTCGCAAAGGTGCGTTTCGCTAATGCGAAATACGCTGGCTCCAATGACGTGAAATGCCACATCAACCAAAAAGACAAGACTTGCACCATCGTTGCAGAGGGCAAGGCGGTTGCGTTCATCGAGTTTGGCACTGGCACACATCACAACGGATATGGCGGTGAACTGCCGCCCGGCGTTGGTGCGCATGGCTCCTACGGCAAAGGGCAAGGCGCAAACCGCAGATGGTACTACTACGGAGAATCCGGCAATGCTGGAACGCCTGTTAAGCAGGTGGATGGTAAAGGCCAGTTGAATTACACCGATGGTAACGAGCCAGCTATGGCTATGTGGGGAGCTGTTGAGGAAATGGCTTCTCAGGTCGAAGCAACGTGGAGGGAGGTTTGGAATAGTTGATTGATTATTTCAATTCTATCTTCACGGCTGTTGCTAAGGAACTGCGAAAGCAAGTGCCCGGCATCTTCGTTACTGGTGAAATCAATGACAGCAATGTCAAAAAGTTTCCGTGTGTGCAGATAGAAGAAAACAGCAATCTTCCTGTGCACATTGATTCTGCTGGTCACAGCAAGTACGCTGCCGTTTCCTTGCGTGTTCGCGTTTACTCCAACAAGAACACCGGGCGTATTGCAGAAGCACGTTCCATTGTTGGAATTGTGGATTCTGTTCTTGAACCGCTTAAATTTTATCGCAAATCGTTTGCCCCGTTGAATGGGCTGTACAACAATTCCGTCTATCGGATTGATTGCAGCTATGGGGCAACAATCGGAGAGGACGGAATGATTTACCGAAACTAAGGAGGTAAACATTCTATGAGTACTGCTATCTCCGGTCTGAATACCACCCTGTATTGTGGCGACAGCGCAACCGCTCTGACGAAGCTGTGCGACATCAAGGATGTACCCGACCTGATCTCCGAGCCTAACCTTCTGGATGCCACTACTCTGTCCGACCCCATGCAGGTCAACATCTTTGGCATCATCCAGAGCGACACCAAGTCTTTCACCGCAAACTACAACAAGGCTGACTATACGAAAGTCAAGGCAGCTGGCTACGATGAGACTTCCGATAGCAACGCCGTTAAGTATTACGCCCTGAAGATGCAGGACGGCTCCGGCTTCACTTGGCAGGGTATGCATCAGGTTGGTTTGTCCGGCTTTGGCGTGGACGAGGTTGTGGAAATGACCATCAACTGCATCTTCACCAAGAAGCCTGAGTTCAGCGAGACCCTGACTGTCAACGGCGGCTAAACCGCAAAAATCGAATCAATCAAACCTGGCAAAACTGAACAACTGATTTGGTTCTGCCCCTATTTATAAAGGAGAGCATTTATTATGGCTGCTAAGGTTATCAACTTTCATTCCCCCGATGGCAAGAACACTTACGAGCTGACCTTCACCCGTGACAGCGTGGAAGCTGCTGAGCGTGCAGGTTTTCAGATTGGTCAGTACACTCAGATGACCAACCTGCTGTCTAACTCTCGTGCCCTGTTCTACGGCGCTTTCATTGCTCGGAACAAGGGCATCAGACGCAAGGTCACTGACGAGATGTTCCAGCATATCGAGGAGAAGGAAGAGCTGATGAGCGCTTTGCTTGAGATGTTCATGGACGCTTCCAAGTCTCTGCTGGCAACTGACACCGAGGACAAGACCGCAAAAAACGCAACGTGGGAGATTGTGTAACCGCACAATCTCAGGAAACAGACGGAGAGGGGAAACCATTCTCCTTCTCCAAACTGTTCCACGATGTAGAAGCCTATTACATCTCCATTGGCATGACCTACGACCAGTTCTGGTACGGCGATGTCTGGCTGGCGAAGGTCTACCGTGACGCAGAGGAGCTGCGGGAACGCAGAGCCAACACAGAAGCGTGGAGAAATGGCTTTTATATGGCATCTGCGCTTTCCTCTACGGTTGGCAATATGTTCCGAAAGAAAGGGTCTAGCCCCATCAAGTACATGGATAGACCGATTCCTCTTACTCAAAAGGAGAAAGACGAGTATGAATACCAACGCGCAGTTGAGGCGCAGGAGCGAATCAAGAGAATGATGTTCTCTATGATGGAAAGTGATGGTGGTAGTGATGGCTGATGTTGATATTACGAGCTTATCCGTAGAGATTTCTGCGGAATCGCAGGGTGCGGAGCTTAATATCGACAAGCTCGCTGCCGCCATTTCTAATTTGCGGACGAAAGGCAACGTGGCAAAGGTTTGCAGTAGTCTTGATAAGTTATCTGCTTCTATTTCCGCTCTTAAATCCGCATCTACTGGGCTGGACGGTCTTAGCAAAATCACGTCTTTTATGAACGGTCTTGCTAATGTAGACCTTACTCAAAGCGCAAAAGGCATCCGCTCTGTTGCTAATGCTTTGAACAAAATTTCGTCCGTCAATCTTGGAAACATGGATTTTTCAGGACTTGGCAGCAAGATGAACAGCTTGAAGAACGGCCTTTCCCCTATTTCTTCTATTAGCGATTCTTCCATTAAGAGTTTGCGTGGCGTAAGCAGTGCAATCAATTCCATTGCTAAAATCCCAAGCATTACAAAGAAGCTGGACTCTAAAACGCTTGATGATTTTGCGGAAGTTTGTAAGAAAGTGGCATCCGCTATTTCTCCACTCGCTTCTAAGCTGGACAAGGTAGGGCGTTCTTTTTCTTCACTTCCATCTAAAATTAAAAGTGCTGTCAATTCTACAACCAGCTTTTCTTCGGCAAACCAGAAAGCAAGTACTAGCCTTTCAAGTTTGGCAAGCCAGTTAGAAACCATCAAGAAACGTGCGGCACAGCTAGTTTCTCTGAAAGCTATTGCCACTTATCTTGCCAATGCTGTTACTAAGTTCAATGACTTTTATGAAGCAACAGACTTGTTCAATAACGCAATGGGCGAGTTAAGCGGTCAAGCAACAGAGCTTATCAATAAGATGGAGTCTCTGCTTGGCATCGACCCGACAGAAGCAATGACAAACATTGCTACGATCCAAAGCCTTGCAACTTCGTTCGGCCTGGCAAGCGATAAAGCGTATATCTTATCCAAAAACCTGACCCAACTTGCCTATGACGAATCGTCCTATTGGAATAAAGATACTGCTACTACCTTTACCGCAATTGCTTCTGCTATCTCTGGAGAACTTGAGCCTATTAGACGCTTAGGCGTTGATCTATCTCAGGCACGGTTACAGCAGGAACTTCTTGCTCTGGGCTTTAACAAACAGGTTTCTAGTCTGTCTCAGGCAGATAAGGCAGTTCTGCGTTACATTGCCATCATGAAGCAGACTGCCAACGTGCAGGGCAACCTTGCACAGACCATTAGTAGCCCTGCCAATATGGTACGTATCTTGAAATCTGAAATTTCGCAGCTTGCAAAGGCTGTTGGCCAGCTTCTTTATCCTGCATTTAAGGCAATTCTCCCTGTTCTGATTGCGGCAGTTGACCTTATTAAAGAATTTGCAGTTTCTCTTGCATCTGTATTTGGACAAAAAATCGAATTTACTGATTTTAGTAAAACACAGAAAGATATTGGTGGCGTGGCTAACGCTATGGATGACACCGCCGATGCTACGAAAGCAGCAGCGAAAGCGGCTAAAGATTACACGATGGGCTTTGATGAACTAAACATCATTGACCCTTCTCAAAGCTCCAGCTCGTCCGGCTCCGGCAACGGCGGTGCTACTGGTAATTTACTTGGTGATGTTGACCTCTCCCAGTATGATATGTTCAAAGATTATGCCGGAAGTGCTGTTGATGAGATTAAGGCAAAATTAAAATCTCTCGATTCTTTTCAAATCGGAACCCAAATCGGCGAACAGCTAAATAAACTTATGGGCATGATTTATGATGCCATCCATTCTGTTGATTGGGCCTCGCTTGGAGCGGTTTTTGCAGATGGCATTAACGGACTCGTGGATTCCGTAGACTGGGATTTATTTGGCCGATTACTCGCAGACAGATTCATTATCGAGTTTGAGCTTCTTGGCGGCTTTCTGTCTCAGCTTGACTGGACATCTGTGCTTAACGCCTTTATTGATGGTTTTTCTGGATTCTTTTACGAACTTTCAGATTGGATAGCAACTGTAGATTGGACTGATGTTGGAAAGCAATTGACTGATAAGATTTCCGATGCTCTTCAAAATGTTGATATTGAAAAACTCGCAAAAGCTCTTTTTAACTTTATCACTGATAGCATTAACGCTGTTTCTGATTTCTTGGCTGGCACAGACTCTTACCAGCTCGGTCAAGACCTCGTTGACTTTGCTATTAGAGCCGTTACTTCTGTAGATTGGGCCGGGCTAGCTCAAGCCATCGGTCGTTTCTTTGGCGAAGCGTTCATTGAAGCGCTTGACTTCATGGGTGGTCTCGTTTCTCGAATTGCAGATTACTTTGAAAAGAAAGTCGCAGAGGGGCCGTTTGATAATGTTGGCCTGAATATCGTCTACGGTATTTATTACGGCATCCAAGACGCAATCACGAATGTTGCTTCTTGGATTGTTGAAAACGTGTTCAATCCATTTATCAATGGTTTTAAGTCTGCCTTTGGAATTAATTCCCCGTCTACCGTAATGGCCGAACAAGGTGGCTATATTATCGCTGGATTAAAGAAAGGCATTACCGATGCTATCTCTAGCGTAGCTGAAACCGCAAAGAAGATTCTTTCTGCAATCAAGAGTGCATTCGACAATTTTAGTCTTTTTGATATTGGCAAAAATCTGATTCAGGGTCTTATTGATGGCGTGAACAACATGATTGAAACGGCCAAAAACGCTGTTGCAAATGTTGGCAATGCAGTCATTGATAAGGTCAAGAATGTGCTCGGCATTCACTCCCCTTCTACTGTGTTTGCGGAGATTGGCGGTTACATCGTTCAAGGTCTTGCAAACGGCATCAATGCTGCGTCTCCCTATTTTGAACAAGCCATGACCAATCTGGCAAACGCTGTTCAGCAGAAGGGCAACGAGATGATTGACTATGGCACGACCACCGCAACGAATTTTGTTGATGGTTTTTTCAACGGTCTGGACAGCAAGTGGCAGGAACTTGATTCCGGCTTGCAGAATGACTTCTTCGGCACAGTGCAGAATCTTTGGAATGCTGTGCAGAACGGCGACTTAAAAACAATTGGTACAACTGCCGCTGCTATTATCTGGCAGGCGATGGGAGAAGGGAACCGAAATCAGGTAAAAGCATACGCGCAAAGCTTTATTTCCAATATTGCTGGAATTTTAAAGGAAGCATCCAAAACCCTGTTTAATGAAGCTCTAAAAGTCGGCAAGGTTATTTGGAGCGGCATCACAAACAATTTTGGAAATATCGTAAAGAGCGTTTCCAATCTTGGAACTACGATTTCTGCATCAATTAGCGCATTGAAGGTGCCTTTAGCTACCACTGGCACCGCAATCAGCCAAGGCCTTTTTGGTGGCCTTGTAAGCTCTTTTCCTGCAATTTTTGCATCGATGGGCGGATTGATTGGAACTGTTGGCTCCGCATTTGTCGGTTTGCTTACTTCGATTTCTGCCGCTTTGAGTGCCACCGTCTTTGGTATCCCAGTGGGTATTATCGTTGCAGGTGCTGCAATTGCCTTAACAGCCGCAATCGCCGGTATTATGGGAAAGCTTGGTAGCAACAGCTATTCTACTAGCAATTCTTCTTACGTTGGGACTCCTGAATATGACGCTTCTACGGATTCTACAACTTCTACAAGCGGATATTACAGTGGCACAACGTCTGGAGCAACAAGTTCTTCTGATTTGCAAGGCGCAGTTTACAACGGCTGCTATAATGCGTTTCTTGATATTTTCCAACGCTATGGAGACGAAATTACAGGCGGTAAGGAAGTCAAGCTGTTCATTGACGGCAAGCAGATTACCGCTTCGATCGAAAAGCAGCAGGCTGACCGTGGCGTGCAAATCATGGGTACGGAAGTGTATAGCTATTGAGGAATGGACGGTGAATTATGCAAGCTCTTGTATCAGTGAACGGCGTAAATTTGCCGGAGCCTTCCTCTTATAGCGCAACAACTTCAACCATCGTTGATTCTGGTCGCAACGTGCAAGGCAAGGTTGTTGGTTCTGTGGTTCGACACGACGTTGCAAAAGTGGCTCTCAAATGGAACTACCTTACCGCAAAACAATGGGCTTCCGTTATCGGCCCATTCACTAGAAACTTTTATTGCACGGTACGATTTTACAATCAAGCGATAGCTTCTTATTCCACACGTCAGATGTATGTTTCCGACCGAACGGCCGGAATGTGGCGAAGAGGCCCAGACACCGGAAATGTGATGGGCTGGAAGGATTGCTCTTTGAGCCTGGTCGAGGTCTAAAGGTGGTGATTTTATATGTCCGTAAAGCCGTCCGATAAGTGGCTTTCGCAATATAATAATACGCTTGTACCCGAAACTTTTATTCAGATTACTTATCATGCGGCTGATGATGCGGCGCAAACGGACGCTATTGCAAGTTCAGGTTCGCAAACCGCGTTTAGTAACGTAGCATCCATTACTGATTTCGACACTTCCGTTTCTGGAAATTATGCGACTGCCGAAACTAATTTTTGGGTTTTGGATGGAAGTCTTAGTATCGTTCCGGATTCTGAACCGTATCAGGAATGCGGCTATGTAAGCGGTGAATGCGTATCAAGCTCCAATCATCCAACCATCACATTTTCTTTTAGTAAAATCCACGAAGAAAAAATACCAGGCCTGACAATCGTTTGGTCTGAAATTTTAAATGAGTGGGCAAAATCATTTAAAGTCTCCGCTTACAAAGGAACCGCTCTTCTTTTGGAAAAGCAAATTGATAGCAACGATTCCATCGAAACTTCAATTGAATTTGAGATTTCAAATTACGATTCGGTTGTTATTGAGGTTCTTGAATGGTGTATTCCAAACCGAAGAGCTCGTATCTCGCAAGTGGAATTTGGGCAGCGTGTGAGATTTAGTAAAACAGACCTTCTGTCGTATTCCCATAAATCAAAGCGCGACCCAATTTCCGGCCAGCTTTCTAAAGATTCGATTTCTTTCTCTATTGATAACAGTGACCAAAAATGGAATCCTATTAACCCAGACGGTCTCTACAAGTATTTGTATGAACGCCAAGCTGTTTTTGTAAAGTATGGCATGGACTTGGACGGACAGACTGAATGGATTAACGGAGGTAAGTTTTACCTTTCTAGTTGGAGTATTCCTTCTAATGGCATTACTGCTTCCTTTGAAGCTCGTGATGCTTTGGCATTTTTAATCGATTCACCATACACCGGAAGAAAAAGCGGAACTTTATACGAAATGTGTTATGACGCTTTGGAACTTCTTGATGTTTCCGGCATCAGCTATTACATCAATGAATCTTTGAAGGATTATACAACTGATTTTAGCAACGGAAATTCTTCGTATAAAAACGCTGATGTGCTACAGCTTTCCGCTAACGCAGCCGGTATGGCTTTGTATCAGACAAGAAATGGTGAGATTCGGATTGACCGAGTTCCGTACCTTCCTGAAAACAAGTCCGACATTTATGAAATTACTGAAATCAATGATTATCAGTATCCGGAAATCACTTTTTCTAATAAGCTAAAGAACATCTCTTATTCTCTAAATGGAACTTCATCGTTATATCCGAACGGCGCTACGGGCGATGGCGTTACGCAAAGCGTAAACAACGCACTTATCTCTTCTTCCATTGTCTCCCAGCCCAAGAATGTTCTAACTGAAAGCTATAAAGTCCTTTCCAATCGTCGAAAAGCTACCCTGTCTTATCGTGCAAGTCCACACAACGATGCTCTTGATTTTGTCAAGTTTAATCATCAGTTCGGCTATTCTTCTAACTTGCTGATTACGGACGTTTCTTACACGTTCAATGGAAGTTTCAAAGGCTCGGTTACGGGGTACATGATTGAGGATGTTGATTCGTTGCAAATCGACGCTTCTGAGATTTACTTACATCCTTCCGACACGATCACGCTCACTGCAACGCTTGCTCCTGCATCTGCCGATTCCCCTGTTATTGTTTGGAATGCATCTCCTGCTGGTATCGTTGAGCTGAATGTCATCAAGAACGAACGCGGCGTATCTGTCTGCAACGTTACGTATTTACACAGTGGAAATGCAACGATCACAGCTACAGTCGCAAGTCTTTCTGCTTCTTGTAACGCAACTACAATTGCAGACGAAATTTCCAACTTTAGAGAGGGCGATACCGTTTACATTTCCGTTGCTGGCGTTTATACCGCCTTTCTTGTATCGAAACACAATTACGAGCCAGAATTAAACGGGACCGGAAGAACGCTCCTTGCCATTAAAGACGCGATTTATGGCGATGGAACGGAAGATATTATGTGGGATAGTAAAAAAACAATTCCCGCAGAGTATTCGACTAGCAGTATTGATTCCTTGTTAAACGGAAACATAAAAAATTCTTTTTCTACTTTTATGCAGGGCAAAATTGGCAAAACCACTTTTTATTATACTCCTGCATTTAAAAAGAATGATTCCGACCAATATCAGCCTTCTTCTGTGTCTACGCTGTCCCGTAGCATATTTTTACCTTCCGCAAAAGAAATATATTACGATTTTCCTGATAATGACAGTAGCTACTATAATAAAATATGGGGCTACGGATGTAACGCAGAAGGGAGTACATTGCCTACAGCGAGAGAGCTTTCAAAAAATCCTTTTTATACCTCTGGCGGTTTACCGGATGGATACGATCAATGGACAAGAACTCCTGTTACTCATCTTGAATTTTGGGGAATGGATTCTTCTGTCGGTAACATTTATTATCGCTCTATCGTTATTTCAAAGTATTGGGATAAAATTCATATCGGGGATTCTGATAAACGAAATGAGTTTTCTCTTTTGGATTGTATTGGTTCTGGCGATGCAAATCACAAATGTTACCGTTATATGTTTACCGTTCCGAGCAATTTGCTTATCGGATACCAAAACAGAGTTGAAGAGGAATGATTTATGGCCCAATGGATTACAGACCGAACGCAATCAGATGTTGATCGCGTGAAAGAAATTACCGCAAAGGCGAGAACCGGCACATGGACGGATGCCGAACAAGAAGAATGGCTTTCTGGTATGAAGGGGGCTTTAAACTATACGGATTTCAACCGTATAGAATCCGGCATTCAAGAGCTTGGCTCCATTGTTGGTGCATCCGTTTCTGTTCGGACTGATTGGACAGTTGATGGATATATGAAAGTCTCCGATGCAATACGTTGGCTTTCTAACGTCAACTCTATTCGTGCTAAATGCTCTGGCTCATCTGGTATTGCGGGTACGCCAGAAAGCATGAACAAACTCGATTTTTCAACAATGAATCAAATCGAGCAAATTTTGCTCGACATTGAAACGCTTGCTAAAACATACGTTACATTTTCTGGCGAATATATGACCGGGGAGGGACAATATGGTTTTTGAAGACCGTGTGGCGAAATATCCGGGCCGATGGACAATGGTAAAGTTGGATGGAACATCCGAAATTGTCACCCTTGTCCGAAATGACGAGCCAACAAAGGAAGGAACGCCAATCAATGCAGCTACCTTAAACGAGCTGAGCACTGTTGCAGGAGCGATTAACGCAAAAGAAGAAGCCGTTTCGGCTGCATCTACGGCCCAGACCGCCGCCGCCAGTGCAGCCCAGAGTGCGCAGGCGGCGTCTGAGAACGCAGGCAAAGCGGAAAGCTCTGCCGCTTCTGCCAAAGCTGACGCAGACAGGGCTGCCGCCATTGTGAGCGCCGACAAGACGCTGACCATTGAGGGTGCTCCTGCGGATGCAAAGGCTACAGGCAACGCGCTGAATGCCCGCTATACTAAAGAAGAGACAGACGAGCTGCTAAAAAACGTCAATCCTTTCCCGGTGGGCAGCATTTACCAGACCGTCAGCTTTGCCAGCCCGGCTGCGCTGTTTGGCGGCACATGGGAGCAGATCGCATCCGAGCGCGTGCTGATGGGCGCGTCCAGCACCCACGCGGCCGGTACCACCGTCAACGCGGGCCTGCCGAACCTTACGGGCAACAGCGGCATCGGCAACTGGACCATGACGGCAGCCTCCGGCGTGTTTGCCGCCAAGGGCCCCAGCTCCAAAACCGCCTACGTGGACAACGCCTACGCCGGTGCGCTGGATTTTGACGCTTCGCGCTCCAACGCCATTTACGGCGCAAGCAGCACCGTACAGCCTGCCGCCTACTATGTGTACATCTGGCACCGTGTGGCCTGAGAAAGGAGGTTTTGACGTATGAAAATTCTTGACGAGACCGGCGCCATTGTCGAGAACCCGGACCTGACGCTTGGACATCTGGTGGGCGACACCGAACCGCTGGAGCACCCCGCTGTGGAAGGAGTAGAAGAAGTGAGCCACTACGAGACCGTGGCGGAGTACCCGAACGGCGGCAAGGACGTGCGGAAGGTGATTGACACGCCCGGCGTGGCGGCAAAAGCTGCGTGGACGGAACAGGTGCCCATCCAGAGGTACATCCGATACACGGAGGAAGAGCTTGCCGCGCAGGAAGAAGAGCGCAAGAAGCAGGAAGCAAAGGACAAGCTGCCGGAGACGGTGGCGGCATTGCAAAAAGAGAACGAGATGCTAAAAAAAGAAAGCGAGATGCTGAAACAGTGCCTGCTTGAAATGAGCGAGACTGTGTATGCGTAAAATCACACGAAAATTAGAAAGGCTGGTACTTATGATGGCTATGTTATGGGCACAGGAAATTATGTCTGCTGAGACCACCGAGGAGGCAAAGGCGCTGTATAAGCGCTGCCCTCGCCTGCTGAAGGAGAAGGTCAAGGCAATTCTTATCAAGAGCGGCTTTGAGGAGATCGTACAGGAGGAGTAAAGCGATGGAAAAACTTTTGGAACTTCTGGCGTGGCTGGTGAAGGTGCTCTTCGGCGTGGACAGCGAAAGTCCTGCGCCGGAAACGCCAAGAGAGGCTCCCGTTGAAAAGGCCGTCACCGGATGGGAGGGCGACCCGCCATACCGGTACATCGATGTGAGCCGCTATCAGGGTGCGATCGACTGGGCGCAGGTGGCAACGGCAGGTTACAAGGGAGCGATGCTCAAGACGGTGAGCACCAACCGCAAGCTCTCCAAGCGGGCAGATGGCCTGTACATCGACCCCACCTTTGAGGACAATTACCGTAACGCCAAAGCTGCCGGGCTGGACGTGGGGGTCTACTACTACACCTACGCCACCAGCGAGACGATGGCCAATGCAGAGCTTGCCCTGCTGCGGCAGGCGGTGTACGGCAAGGAGCTGACCCTGCCGGTTGCGGTGGACGTGGAGGAAAACAAGCTCAAGCAGCTGTCCACGCTTGACCTGTCCAACCTTACCGCTTACGCGCTGGAACAGGTGGAGCGGATGGGTTTTTACGCCCAACTGTACACCTACACCGGTTACAAGTACGAGCTGGACATGGCTCGGCTGTCCTTTCGGTGGGACGTCTGGCTGGCCGACTACACCGGCAAGACCCCGAAGGTAGATTTCAAGTACAATGCCCATCAGCACACCAGCAAGGGCAACGTGCCTGGCATCTCCGGCAACGTTGACCTCAACGTGACCACTGTCAACTACCCCCGTATCATCCGTAAGAAGGGGCTGACCCGTCTTCGGGAGGGCAAATGACCGAAAAAGAAGCTTTGCTGTGGGTGCTGGGCATCTTGGGCAGCCTGTGCGCCGCTGTCATCACGATCGACAAGGTGCTGGACATCATTCACAAGTACATCAAAAAGGCAAAAGCCCCTGACGATGCGCAGAACAAGCGAATGGATACGCTCGAAAAAAGACTTGGCGTGCTGGAACAGGGACAGCTTCAGCACGCACAGGCCCTTGCAAGAGACCTGCGCCGCTTTGACGGCCTCGATGAAGAAATGCGTCTCGTACTCGTTGGCGTACAAAATCTTTTGGATTCGCAGCTGTCCGGCAACAATCGCGAAGGTATGCAAAAAAGCAAATCCGATATTAACAACTACCTACTGAAAGGAGTAACGAATCATGGAAGCAATGTTTAACTTTATCCCCGCACCCATCGCACTGGTACTGATGTTCATCGGCTTTGCCGCGCTGGCAGTGGGTGCCATCCGGCTGGGTTACAAGCAGTACGTTAAGCAGTGGGCGCTGGAGCTCGTGACTATCGCTGAGGACAGCATCATGGGCAGCGGGCAGGGCGCAAAGAAAAAGGCACAGGTCTTTGCCGCACTGCGCGACGCACTGCCGGACTGGCTGAAACCTTTTATCACCGATGAAGTGCTGGACAGTGTGATTGAAAAGGCCGTCAGCATGATGAAAAAGGCACTGGCAGAAAAGAAGCCCACGATCAACCAGTAAAGGAGGATATCATGGCTGTACCTATGTGCGGCATTATTGCCGCTTCTGCAAACGCTATGAATCAAGCCCGCAAGCGTGAAAAGGTATGCAACCTGGAAGGCGACAATCGAGAGTTTTGCAAAGATTGCCTTCTTGGCAAAGATGGCGAGTGCATCGAAAAGCGGGCAGATAAGGAGTAACATCATGAGCAGTACTACATACGAGCATTTTGTTGAAACCAACAAAATGTACGCCGCACAAGAGCAATTTCGGCACGTCACGAAAATGGTCTGCGCATGTTTTCGCGGCCTCACGAAAACATACCATCTCGGCAATGCCAACAAACTGGTGACGTTTTGTCACCGATTTGCCGCGCTTGGCACTATGGTGCGCAACGCCGGACAGCTGCCGCAGCCTTTCTGGCTCGGTGCTGCCTGTGGCGGCGGCTCGTGTAGTCTTTCCGCCAGCGTTGCAAGGGCTTGATGCAGAACAGATAAAAGCTGTGATAAAACGTGCGCCGCTTGGGAGGTATGACCGGAAAATCGCCCGGTTGCGGTACGTTGACCAGCTATGCCAAGTTGATATTGCAGCGCGTGTGCCGTATTGTCGGACATCAATCGGCAATAGGCTGAAAATTATTGACAAAATACTGAATGCGTGATACTATACTTTTAATTGGGCGTGTTTTCTTGTGAAGCGCGTTGAAGCGGCAGGCTTTCGGGTCTGCCGCTTTTCTTTTTGCACGGATTGTGGTATAATAATCTCAACAAATCCTCCAGGCCTCTTGAAGAAGCGCATTAGGGTGGATATCTGAACCTATCAAGCCTCTCGACGATGCGTATCATGGTGGGTCTTTTTTGTTGATACAGTCTCCCGCCCGCCTACTTACAGTGCGTACCATGCGGGAGACGATTTTATATGAATTATGGCAAATAAAATATATCACTTTTTGTCCCGTGTTTTGTTCGCTCTGATTATTTTTGGGGCGACATCAAGCGTTCTAAAAGCCGTCCTTCCGTTTTGGCATAGTGCATTTATAGGCGTGGTTTTATCGGTATATGCGTCTTTGCATTATACGCCATACGATTCATGATTTGAAAGGCTGCGGCCTTTGTAGAGAGCGGCATTGCCTGTGGGCAGTTCCACTCTTGATTTTAGACTTAGCCGTTTTGGCGGCATAAATAATCCCCTGCTTTGCCGAAGCCCTGCGTGCCACGCGGGGTACTTTGTAGACAAAGTGGGGGATTTTGTTTTATTTACACTAGCTTTGTCGAAACTCTTGTCTTGCAAGTCAAAACGTGATATTTTATTTTTTGCTTCCAAAGTGAAGCCCTTAACAGTTAAGCGCTCATGCGGATTTTTCCGTGTGGGCGCTTTTCTTTTTTGTCCTTCGTTGTACCTTCGTTGTCCTTCACTTCTTGCCGATGCGGTACACTGGGAGCACAAGGAGGGATGTATTATGAGCTATTACCCGACACCCGGATCGCCCTACGTTCCGCAGCAGCCTGTCAATCCTTACGGCGGCATGGGTACAGTTGGGCTCGCCACTCCCCTGCCAAATACGCAGATGCAACAGGCACAACCGCAGCGTCCGCAGCCGATGAATGGGCAGCAGCCTGTTCAGCAGTCGGCACAAGATGGCGGCTGGCTGCTCGGCAGACCTGTTTCCAGCAGGGAAGAATTTCTGGCGATCCCGTCTGATCTGTACGGAAGATGGACGTATTGCCCGGATTTGCGTAGTGGGGTCATCTACTGCAAACGTCTGAACCCAAACACTTGTGAATCTGACGTGTTAGAGTTTTACAGCCCGGAAGCATGGCGGCAAATGCAAGCACAACAGGCACAGCAGACCGCTGTACCGACACAGCAGTATGTGCTTGTTGAAGAGTATAACGCCCTTGTACATCGGCTGGATGAACTGGAAAAATGGCAGAAGAGCTTTTCGAAACCCACTGCCGCAGCGAAGAAAGGAGAATAAGCGATGCCCTCTCCGTTTGATATGATTACTCACAGCCCTATCATGCAGCTTGCAAATCTGGCTCGCGCCGGACAAAACCCGATGGGGCTTATCCAGCAGCTGGGTGGGCAGAGCGCCCCCATCATGCAGGGCTTGAACCTGATTCAAGGTAAGAACGAAGCACAGCTCCGAACGATGGCGCAGAACCTCGCCAAAGAACGTGGCATCGACTTGAACCAGCTGGCAAGCGTCTTGAATTTAACGCTTCCGAAGTGAGGAGGCTTTACAATGGATGATTTTGAAAACAGCCATTCCGAAAAAGATTTTGACATCAACAATCTGTGTGGCAATGACAAAATATAGGTTCCTTTAATGCTTGGCTTCATTTTCGGTGCTGCCAGCAAAAACTGGGATGACCCAAAAGACGAAAAAGACAACCCTCCAAGCTGACTTAACAATTCCAAAATAAGCATCCCTCTAAGCGAAACGCTTCTCAGTTTTGCGGACTTGACAAAAACCGCATTTGTTTGGCTTCGCCCATCGCATACGGCGATGGGATAGCATAACGCAAAACTGAAAGGAGTTTTGTTATGGACGATTTTGCAACTGGCTATCTGGCTGGGCAGGACGGCGGCAATAACAACGGCGGATTCTTCGGCAACGAGGGTCTGTGGGCTGTTATTATCCTCGCTATCATCTTCGGCTGGGGCAACTACGGCAACGGACGCAACGGCGGCGACAACGGCATGAACGCCTACATCCCCTATCTGGTCGGCACTGGCGCAACCGGGCAGGGCGGTGCAGACACCCGCGCGGCTCTGTCTGAGGGCTTCAACCAGCAGGACACCTCTCGTGCTCTGCTTGGCATCCAGAACGGCATCTGCACTCTGGGCTATGACCAGCTGGCGCAGATGAACGGCATCAACGCCAACATGGCAAGCGGCTTCGCTGGTGTGAACAGCGCTATCTGTCAGCTTGGCTACCAGAACGCACAGCTCGTGAACGGTCTGGAACGCAGCGTGTCCAACGGCGACAACGCCATCAACCTTGCTATCATGCAGGAGGGCAACGCACGTCAGGCTGGTCAGACCGCACTTGCCACGCAGCTGGCATCTTGCTGCTGCGAGAACAAGCAGCTGATCGGCGACCTCAAGTACACCATCGCAACGGAGGACTGCGCTACCCGGCAGGCTATCGCAGACAACGCCCGTGCAGTTATCGACAACTGCAACGCGAACTACCGCGCCATGATGGACTACTTCACGCAGGATAAGATCGCAACTCTGACCGCTGAGAACCAGAGCCTGAAGTTCGCGGCTTCTCAGGATCGTCAGAATGCGCTTCTGACCACCGTGATGTCCCAGCAGACTGACACCATCCTGAACCGGGTCAATCCTCGTCCGATTCCTGCTTATCAGGTGGCAAACCCCAACTTGGGCGTGAACTGCTGCGGCTGCTGCTAACCAACAAACTCCCCGATAACACCGGGTGAACCATCGGGGCAGGGGTAAGACACCTCTGCCCCTGATTTTTTAGGAGGAAAACATTATGGCTTGCAAAACAAGCTGCAAACTCTGCCCCCATCTGGTCTTGAGCCAGTCGGTGACTTTCGCCAATGACACGCTGACCATCAATATCCCTGCTGGCGCATACCAGAACGGAGAGAAATATTGCATCGTGGTTGCTCAGAGCATCCCGGACACGACCACCATCAACGCCCCTGTGGTCATTACCATCGGTACAGGAACTACCGCATACCCTCTGACCGACTGCAACTGCGCTCAGGCAACCGCTGAGAGCATCCACACCCGCACCCGCTATGCTACCCGCGTTGCAACGTCTGCGACCGGCACCGGCACGTTCAAATATCTTGGCTGCTTCTGCCGCTCTCACGCCGGTGCGCCCGCGTCTATTTCTTGAGGAGGTGTAGATTATGGGCAAGACTAATTTTCGCCGCATGATGATGCTCCGTGACCACGAAAAAAACCGTGAGCCGGAACGCGACCGCCTTGAGGAAGAGCGTGACCGCAGAGAGCGTGAGCTGGAACGCCGTCTGCGTAAGCTGGAAGGTGGTAACGACCGCTCCCCCTACTATCCGCAGGAGGAAAACCGCTACATCGACCCCTACCCTATCCCCCGCTACCCTGACATAGAGAATGGGCACAGAATGCCGCAAATCGGCTTCTCTCAGAACGGAGATTGGGATAAACGGTCTGGGCAGTACGAACGTGGCGGCGCAGACATCCGCTCGATCAGGATGCCGCGCCAGCACCTTACTCACGATGAAGCGGAGGAATGGTGTGACAGCATGGTGAACGCTGACGGCACAAAGGGCTGTCACTGGACGCTGGAACAGACACAGGACGTTGCCAAACAGCGCAATATCACCTGTGACCCGAACGATTTCTGGGCTGTCATGAACATGATGTACTCGGATTATTGTCAGGTCGCAAAGCGTCAGTCTGTTGACACTCCGGGCTTCTACGCTGACATGGCAAAGGCATTCCTTGAGGATGCGGATGCCGCAGATGGCAAGGCATATCTCTACTGGGATTGCATTGCTGATAAGTAAAACAGAACCCCTGTGTAGCCTTGATTGGTTGCACAGGGGGTTCGTTTTTTTATTCATCAAAAATATTTTCGACTGGCGCAAATGTGATGCTTTCCATTCCGAACTTGCACATCGGGCAAATCCAAACATAGCTTCCATCCATGAATTTTCTGTCTATGAATTTTTCTTCTATATTCAAATCTTTTCCTTTTACCCAAGCAACCGTTCCACAACATTGACATCTAAAACCTACCGCAAATTTTTCTTTTTCTCTGCAAGTCAAGCTTTCGAGTGAAGCTTTATCGTTCATGTTCTTCCTTTCTCCCCTGTGCGGGCATTGCGGCTACGCAGGGGTTTCTTGCTATCTCCAAATCATAAAGCACTTATTGTCTACGCAATCTTGAAGGATTTCTTTGAAGTCTTTGAACTTTGCAGGGTTCTCTCTGCCCGCATACCCATAGACTACCCTATTGTCATAGTCTCCTATAATTTTCAAAATTTCCTTGCAAGCTCCATACCGTATTTTCCCTTCGCAATCTGACTGATAAAGAAAGTCTGCGATTTTAATTGAAAGCTCCTTTCTTTCAATCATACGCTCCGTCTCATCATTGTATGATTTAAGAGCATGTTCTTTTGCGGGAGAAGTCATACTAAAAATACCATCATACATCTGATAGTGTTTTCCAACTTTCGGGGAAACAAGTTCAGCAATCTTTGCTCTTAGCTTATGGAACCCGAAGTAGCCGACATCCATCTCACGCCCAGTCTTTTTGCATTCAATTGTTACACCCATGTAATTCCTCCTTTATCTCCAATTTTTTGTATGGTGCTTTTGAGATTTGGCGCATCTGCTTCCGGCATTTTACGTTTGATACCAATAATCGCTTGCGTGATTCCCGCTTTGTTTAACTGGTTTACAGACTTACGGAATACAAAATCAATGTTTATATTCGCCTTGATTGTTCCGTCATCTTCAAGATAGCAATTCGGAATCCACACGTTTTGATTACTACCGTTGATTTTGAAACGCTTTGCTTTGTAGCAACCGTAATCCTCTCTTATAATCAGCTCAACAGGAATGCCCTTGTAATATTGCGTATCAGTATTGTACTTTTCGGCCAGTTTTGCTTTACGTTTTGCTACCTCTGCGTTGATTTTAGCTTGTTCCTCTTTGCTTCTGCGCTTGTGTGGCTTATATGTGCGCACAATCTCTCCCCCCCCCTCATTCCCAAAGTACAGATTGGGCTTTTATGTCAAATAAGTCTTGAGGATGGAATACAAGACTCTTATCAAGCTCAACTATGCCAACGATGGAGAATTTGCCGGGGACTTCTCGATCGATTTTAGCCCTTGCTTCATTCTTGCCATTCGCAAACAACACGAACGGGGCTTGAAAGTGTCTGCATTTTTCGTCATCATCGTACTGGATTTTGACCCAATAAAATTTTTCGCCCCCTACTTCTTTCGTCGTTAAGTATTTTTTTACACTTGAGACATCGTAAGTGCAATACCCGATACACTGCGGGTTTCCGTATTTCTCCATAAAATTGTCGTTCCCAATACGAGTTGCCAAAACCATGTGAACGTCTTTCCAACCAACACGGTCATCATTGACCGGTTTATCGTCCATAACAATATCATCAGGGTCTATCACTTTCTTGCCAACCGCCAAATTCCAATTATTTTCAATATAATGTGTCATCTGATACCAGTTGTCAAATGTTTTTACTTCTTTTATGGCATCTTCTAAAGAGCCACGATGAGGTCTATAAACAATCATACGTCAATCCTCCAAGAAATCCTCTTGATTTAGAACTTGATTTACAATTCGTTCTGTACATTCTTTGATAACCGTAGATGCGGGAACATTATCTTCATAAGCTATGTTTTCATATTGCGCTCTTGCATATTCAAAGAACTTTTTAGAAAGCATTTCTGCATCCGCACGGCACAACGGCTTTAATTCGTATTGCAACGGAAATCTTCTTGTAAGTGCAGGGTCAAGCCTATCAAATCGGTTTGTCGTTCCGATAATAATGACATTGTTCGGCAATCTATCCATTTCCTGCATAATCGCAATAACCACACGGTTCATTTCCCCAACGTCATCTTTTTGCCCACGAGCCATTCCAACTGCATCTATTTCATCAAAACAAAGAACGCAAGGAGCGGTTCTCACATAATCAAAAATTCTTGCAAGGTTAGATTGTGTTTGCCCCAAGTGCGAATCAACTAGACTTGAAAATTGAATCCTCAAAAACGGAAGTTTTGCTTTATGTGCGATATACCTAGCCAGCATGGTTTTTCCACATCCGCTTTCTCCATAAAGCATCAATGCTGGCAAATAAGGAATCCCCATTTCGTTCAATTTCTCGGATGCTCGATAAATAGCAACGGTCTTTTGCGTTATTCTTTTTTCTTCGCTCCTAAGAAGAAATCTTGCTTCTGGAAATTCTTCTGTATCCTCTGCGATCAAAAGATGCTGTAAGTTATATGGCAATTCAATAAATTCTCTTTTGCTTTCCAACTTGCGAAGCATATTTTCTTTGAACTGCTCATCTTTTTTGGATGATATAGAATCCAAAATGATTTTAACAGCTTTTTGCGCGTTTCGCATATCGCCATCGCAAACAAATCGAATAAGACGTCGTTCGCTATCATTCATCTAAGAAATCCTCCAACTCAATCTTCCCCTCTGCCGCCGCAACCGCCAGAGCGTACACGAACTGTCCAATCGTCATGCCATGCCGCCTTGCTTCACGGTTGATGTACTTGCGTTCTTCCTCGCTCATAAGGATGGTAATACGCTTTGAACGCTTGCCATCACCACTTGCAACACCCTGATGCGATTCCGGCATCGGGATTTTTTTCTTTGCAAGACCGGCTTCGACCAGCGCGCCTGACACATCGCCTTGTTCGATAAGACGTTGAACTTCTCTCGCCTGTTTCAGGTTCTTCGGCTTACTTTCGCTGACTATGGCATTGTTTGGCTGTGTTTCGCTGTCTTTGGCTTGCTTCGGCTTAATACAGCTTAATTGTGCTTCATTAGGCTGTGCATGGCCGTCTGTGGCTTCACTGGGCTTAATTGATGCTTGCTCGGCTTCGTTCGGCTTTGCTCGGCTTACATCTTCTTCCTTTAGCTCACTTCGGCTTAATGTCTGCTCCGAAAAAATAGGCTGAAAATCGAACCCGCCAAGCAAGCCTGTGGATTTTTTGCTGGTTGATTTCATTCTTCTTCGTCCTTCATCTTTGCTCCGCAACAAGCACAAAATCTTGTCTCCCGGTACATTTTCGGATAACGTGCAATTTTATAATGGCAGTTTGAGCATTCAAGCCAATTCCAATGCGTTCCATTCTCGTCCACTCGATGATGAACTTCCCACTTTGCTGTTTCTTTCGGCTGGATTTCATCCATCAATCTTATATGGCAAATCACGCTTTCTAAAACATCACATACACTTGCCGTTTCGCTACGAAATCTTGCATTGTTGGCTTGGTTCTGCAAATAGTAATTTACAAGTTCATCAGAATCAATCAGTCGCATTGTTATCTCCCTCCACAATCATCTTTGCTAACGCCTTGAAATCCTCTGCGCTGGTGCATTTTGCCGTATTTCCAATAAACAGACCATGACGCTCTGATTGCGCCTTTCTAATCCCCATTGACGTTCGGATTTTTGTGTCAAGCACTTTGGTTCCCATAAGGTTTGCGGCTTCTGGTAGTGCTTCGATTGCTTCTTTTGAAAGGACTTCCCGACCCCCAAACTTATTCAACAGCAATCCTTCGATTTTCAGATTTTGATTAAAGTATCTCCGAACATCATTGATTGTCTGCGAAAGCTGGCTTAAACCAGCCACAGCGTAGCGGTCAGGGGTCATCGGAACAATGACACTATTCGATGCGATCAGCGCATTTACAAGCATCAAACCTAGCTGCGGGGGAGTGTCCAGCACAATGTAATCGTACTGCTCAGACACGCTTTCAAGAGCTTCTCGCAGCCGGAAGTTCTTGCCCATGTCCCGCACAAGCTGCTCGTCAATGTCCTTCAATGCGTTATCAGACGGCAGAATGTCACCAGCTTCGCAGTGCTGGATGCCCTCTTCCACCGTCCCCTGCCGGGTCATCACATCAAACAGGGTACATACATCCTCTGTCTGCGCGCCGTAGGTGTCCGTTGCGTTGCACTGGGCATCGCAGTCTACCAGCAGGACTTTCTTGCCAAGCAACTGCAACGCACCTGCTAGACAGGTGCTTGTGGTAGTCTTTCCTGTACCGCCCTTCTGGTTGGCAACAGCTATGATTTTTGCCATTTTATCACTCTTTCTTTATTTGCTGTTAAGCGCTTCAATGGAATAGAACGCTGGCATATACTTGTCTACGACACCTGCTTTGTCTACGCTTCTAATCAAATAGCCAACAGGTCTGTCGGGGAATGGCGTTCTGCTTAAAGACAAGATGTCCTTATACGCTGCCTTCACCGTGTCGTAAACCGCCTCTCTGCATCTCGGCAGTTTGATTTCAGGATGCTCTTTCTTCATCCACTTCTCAACCACTTTTGCCACGTCAATGCAGTCTTGCTTTTCCAGCTCGTCACACATAGACCAGTCAAAATCCTCATATCCGCTTCTGCGGGGCTTTCTGGCGGCTTTTTGGGGTTCGGTCGATACTTTGCTCGCCTGAGCTTCAATCAGCGTCTCAGACGCTTTAATTTTGGGCTTAAACTTGACCGCCACAGCCTTTCGTGCCACAAGAACCGGTTCATAGGTCACTACGATGTCAGACACGGCATTGATTTCATCCACTGCAACATCAAGCACTCGTTTGCGGAGATTCTTGTAAACATCGTAGCTTGCTTCCATCGCACCAAGCTGCTCTCTCAGTTTTTTCAGACTGATTTCATGCGGCTTGTTGTCCATATTTATCCAATCCCGAAGAATCGAATAAAGCAGGATGCTGTACTGTGATTTCATCCGTGATGTGTAGCGTAGACGATACCGAACGTACCCGCTTTCGGCAATATCAAAAAAGATGGAGCGAAGGTCAGGGTTGCAAGTGATTGCCACAACATAAGACCTTGTTTCTGGTACATAGTCCAGTTTTGCCCTCGTAAACAAGACAAAGCTCTCAAACGTCCCCTTCTCTTTGTCAATAGGAATCGACACCGTATTGCCCAGAAAGTGCTTGATTTGCGGTTCAACCCTTCGTGCATCAAGGCTTTTTAACCCTAGCAAGTCTCTGTACTCTGCCAAGGAGAACTCTACACGGCTACTGTTGGGGTCTCTCGGATTTATTCTTGATAGATAAACCTCTAGCAGACGAAGTTCTCCTGCGGTGTAGTCCCTGAACTTCGCCCAAACAAGGGATTTGCTTTTTTCGACAAGGTTGTTGTCGGATATCTTTACCATTAACTAGCCGCCTTTTCTTTGATACGTTTGAGCATTTCGAACTGTTTTCCGTATTGCTCCATATAAGAACGAATGTTCATCTTTTTAAGCCCCTGCATGAGATCAAAAGAATCCAAAACGCCATCCTTGCGGACAAAAAACTTCGTCTTTGAAACAAACTGTTCTTTCAGTTCTACTTCAAAACCGTTCTCTAAAAGCCATCCAATCGCGTATTCTTCCTCTTTTGAAAAATCCCACTTCTTGTTTTCAAGACCTTTCACGGCGTCCATCTTGCAGCCCTCCTTTACTTGCTGAAAACAGTATACCACAAGTAGGGGGACATGTCAACGGCTCTCGTCCCCCATGGCTTGTCTTTTTGTCCCCCCTGTCTTCGTCTTTTTGTCCCCCGTGACTTGTCAAAACGTCCCCCATGCTTTGTCATTTCGTCCCCCGTCTACATATTATATATTAAACAAGAAATAAACAAGAGGTTAAATATCATCGTTAAATAGTCGATGACGATAATTTTCAACAAATTCTTTATTTTTCAATTCCAGTTTGTGGATAACTCAGGCTGTCAATTGCTGAATAAGACTGTATCGGTGGTGAAGTGACCTTCTATTAGCCATACCAAACGTGGACGGATTGTGGATAGGTGTACAAAAAGTGGATGAAAAGGTATACCTAATCTGCACGATGGGGGACAGATTGACAAGCCACTTAATCACAAATAGCTAAATAACGATAATTCGTTATTTATTCCACGCAAACATTGTCGATTTGTAGCCTACGGGGGACGGATTGACAAGGTGAATTTGCCCGATAGGTGTACAAAAAGTGAATGAACGTGTACAAAATGTTCCTCAAAAACTTCGATAATTCGACAATCAGCCAGTTATATTATTGGGATTCACGGTATAGGAATCGTTGGACTTCATGGCGGCTTCCGTTCCGGCGTCCTGTGCCTGATAGAGAATCTCCATCTTTGGGGCGGTTCCGTTCGGGTCTGGGTCTGTTCCGGTAGCCTGTGCCATCTCATAGCTACCAGACACCATCCGGCAGACAGCGACCCTGTCCTTCAACGGCGTGTGGAGGTTTGCCAGAATCTCCGTCAGCACGCCGATGTGGTCTGAACCGTGATCTCCGTACCGGATGTACAACAAGGCATCTATCTCATAAGAAGAACATTCCATCATAGCATCTATGAGAGCCTTCCGTTTCTCTAAATCAGAAAGGTCATCTTCCAGGTGTTCCAACAGTCCAGGATGAATGCAAGCGTCCATGTATCGAGCCACCGATACGCCGCAGCAGGTGAACCAGCGCATAGCCATCGGGAGGGAAATGGCTGCCAGACCTTGCTCCCAATTAGCGACCGTGCCACGATTCACGCCCATTTTTGCCGCCAATTTCTGCTGGCTTAAGCCGGAACGCATTCGAGCTATCTCCAATGCTTTGGCTGTTCTTGCCAAATATTCATCCATAAATTCTCACCCTTTCAACAAAATCCAGCAAAACTGCCGGATTCGACAAGCCAAAAAATGGAAAAAGCTGCTATGGAGAACCAACAGCAGCCTGTGTTATAACTGTACCATCAAAAAAACAATCAAAACAGGAGGTAACAACATGATTATCATTGACGGAATGCCCGCATCTGAACCGAACGAAAACAAAACGCCGAAACCGTGGGAGGGCTAGTGTATGAACCAGATTGACACCATGCTCATTCCGTATGCCCGCCAGACCGCTTTAAAGCTGGTCTACAACCTCGCGAACAATGATGCTGATAAGTTTGCTTATGAAGAAGCAAAAAACGTTCTTGAACGCGCCATAGCCACCTTAGACGATGGGCGAGACCCGGCAGACAGCATCGAACGCATTAACGGACAGCTCGTAGAGCTGTGATTGGAGGAAAGATGGATAGGCACTGTCCCTTTTGACTTGAACGCTCGTGTCTTCCCTGATGTGAAGTAATGGATGTAAAGAAAACGATTGATTTTTACAAAGTTGTTAAAAATACATTGACTTTACAACTAGAAGATGTATAATCGTATCAAATGAACATCTGCACTTACCGATCGGGAGGATATGCCACAATGAGTGAACAGGAAAGAGCCAAGATTGACCGATTTATTGCATGGCTACTGGAACACCCTGAAAAGATTCCGGCAGCGGAGCAAGCATTAGACCTAGAATAACAGAAAATCCCTTGCGCAGAGCTACACCAGCCCGGCACAAGGGATTCTTTTATTTTACCGGGCATGAACGTCACATCTTCTCGATCAGGTTCATTAGCGCTTCGCGCTGCTCCTTCGGCATAGACTCAAGCTTTCTTCTAATCCGCTCCACTGCCGCATCGACTTCACTTTGCGGCTGCTGGAACAAGTTTTCTTTTTGCTCGCCAGAAACCAAAGCATCTACGCTTGTTCCAAAATAAGAAGCTATCTTATCGAGCGTTTCATATTTTAAGGTTTGCTTTCTACCGTTTTTCAAATCGGTCAAAGACCCACGGCTTGCACCCGATTCCTTGCACATTGTAGTCACATTTACTCCACGCTGCTTGCAGAGTTTTTCAATATTTTCGTACAAGTTTGCCATAATTCCAGTCCTCGCATTGTAAGGTTTGCTGAAATTACGCGAACGCTTAAAAAGGCCTTGCATTTTACGTGAATGCGTATTATACTGAGACCGTACCGCGAAGGCGTAATGAATGATTTCTAGCAACTTCATTATATTACACTTATGCGTAAAAATCAATAGCCGGAGGTGAAATAATGGCTGAAAAAAAGCCTCTGTGTGACTTTGGCAAACAAATCGAGATTGCTCTTATCCAAAAAGACAAGACCAATGACTGGTTGATTGAAAAAGTCAAGGAGGACACCGGACGATATTTTGACCGTTCTTACCTTTTCAAGGTTAAGACAGGAAAGCTGGAAACGCCCGGTATCAAGAAAAGCATCTGCCGGATTTTGAATATTCAGGATTCGGGAGTGTAAGGAAGGAAAAAATGAAAAAGAAAACCACAAAGAAAATTGCTAACGCGTACCTTCGTGGTGATTGGTGGAGTGGTTGGCACGAAGAGCTAATCAATGGCGAGTTGTGGTGCGTTGCGAATCTGCCAATTACCGTGCGTGAGTATTTTCGCTGCAAAACAGTTAAGGCAGGTCGTTGCTGGCGTGATAATCCAGCACTGATCGAGTGCTTGGAAGGAAGCATCGGAGGGTGAGTATGGAACAGATTATTACTTTAAAGGTTGACCTTGAATACCCAGAAGAAGCGTACCACGCCATTGACGAAGCGACAAAGGCCTACGAAGAAAGCAAAAAGCGCTGGGACGCCTTTGAGATCAACGAAGCCAAAAGCAGAGCACGAGACATTTTGTACAACCTGTGCAATGAAGGCTACAGTATGATATGGACGGTCTCGGATGGCGCTGTCGGCCTGACGATCTGGAAAAGTTTTAAGGAGCCTTGCGTTGGCCAGTGTTATATGCCCAAAGAAAGCCTGTTTGACATCTGGGTCGAAAAGCTAGTTGCGCTGTGCATTGCAACAGGCAAGGAAGTTCCGAAGTTCATCACAGATAAGGCTGGTGAGTGCTGGTGACGTGCTTTTACAAAGCGCCGAGCCGAAAGCGCAGACTGAAACTGGCGATGGCTGCTGGCGTGTCCAGAAACGATGCCAACAAGGTGCTGTGGATGGAAAAGTCTATCAACCAGTGCTTTGAACGTCACAATCGGGAAGCCAAAAAGGCAGGTAAACCGAATGAAGATGGAGATTAAATATTGCGAGCGCTGCGGAGCTTTTTTGGGTACGGTAAACCCACGCAAAAAATATTGCACACAATGTAAAAGAGATGTCTCGCGCGAGCAAAAGCGCGCGAGACGTAAAGCATTGAGCTCAGGACGTGGGTTCACTCCAGTAAAAACCGTGTGCCAATGGTGCGGTAAGCCAATGATTAAAATGTCTGTGGCACAAAAGTACCACAAAGATTGCGCGAAAGATGCAGCTTTTGCAAGTATTGCGGAACATCAGCGTTTGCGGAAAGAGAGAGATCGCAACAAGAAGGCACTCGAAGAAAAGAAAATTCCATCTGTAGGTCAGGTTCAGGCATTGGCCGACAAGTGGGGCAAGCATTATGGCGAAGTATCGCAAATGCTTGCAACAGGAGAGCTTGCCTATGAATGGTAAGTATTATGGCAAGCGGGAAATCCGCTGGCACAGCCGGGAGAAAGACCGGCTGGAACACATACACAATAGAAAGGACAAAGATGAAAACACTGGTAGAAATCGCCTTGATGTGGAGTGTGGCACTCGCTCTAATACTGGCGATGTTTCTTTTGAACTTTTGGTTGGTACATCACATTGAACTGCTGATCGGGGTTAAGCCCACATGGTATGTGATCGGGATTGGAACTCTGATGGCGGCTGGTTGGATTTTCGGGCACAGAGGGCCAAAGAACACGGAGGAAAAGGCATGACACTGGAAGCCGCTCTTGAAGAACGTAACATGAAAGCGTCAGAACTTATTCGCAGAAGCGGTATGTCAGCCCCGACGATCTACAATATCACAAGCCCAAATAAAGAACCGTACAAGACTGGCGTTAAAGCTGATACGCTTGCGAAAATAGCCGAGACGCTGAATGCGATAATTGTGATCGATGCAAACAAACCATTTTTATTCGATATTATTCTGAAAGAAGGGGAAAAATGAGAACTGTAAAGGGAGCTGTGCTTACCATGCTTGGCATCGTGACTGCCATTGTAGCGGTTGGCTGCGGCGACAGCATCAATGGTGCTTCAAATGGCTGGACGATGATTGGATGGGCGTTTGTTTCATTTGTATTACTTGCTACGGCCCTCGTTCTTGTAGGACTTGGTTCATGTGCCGATAGAGAAGCTTGTGAAAGCGAAGCAAAGAAGTTGAAACGAATCCCTACCCATTCTAACGAGTGGAGGGATGCCAAGTGAAATGCCCGATGTGTAGTAGTGACAACATTACAACGGTGGACAGCCGGTCTGACCATGACAGCATTGTTCGCCGGAAGAAATGCCTTGCCTGCAATCACCGGTGGTCAACCATTGAAATCGACAAAGACCAGTGGTACAGCGCACTGCAAATCAAAGAGCAGCGAAAGAGAGGACGACCCAAAGATGATTAACCTTGACAGATTCGGCGGAGTGACCGAGCCGGAGGATGGCGCGTACTTTATGACCAACGAGCAGATGGCAGAAGCCAAAGAAGCTGACCGTCAGGCTGAGATCGCGGACTTGCAGTCTGAAATCGAGGACAGGGAAGCGGAGCTGAAAGACCTCCGTGCCCAGTTGGCAGAGCTGATGGCTGGCTGATTTTTGTACAGCCAAGTTAAGCCAAAGTAAGAACAATAAAGCCTAATGAAGCCGAAGAAAGGAAACGTATGGACAATAGCAAAATCCATGAAGCTCTGATGGCTGTTCAGTCAGAGTTGAAAGCCCCGAAGGGGCAGATGAACAAGTTCGGTGGTTACAAGTACCGTTCCTGCGAGGATATCCTCGAAGCGGTCAAGCCCATCTTGAAAGCGCATAGCCTTGTGTTGCGGCTTTCCGACAAGCCTGTTATCGTTGACAGCTGGCACTACATCGAAGCAACTGCAACTGTTGAATCGCAGGATGGAGCCACCTACACGGTGACTGCATACGCTCGTGAGCCTGAGTTTAAGAAGGGCATGGACGATTCGCAGATTACCGGCACTGCAAGCAGCTACGCTAGAAAGTACGCTCTGAACGGTCTGTTCTGCATTGACGATACAAAAGACGCTGACACGGATGAGTACCAGAAGCAGACCACAAGCAGGGCAAACAAGCCTGCGCAGAAGCAAACGGAAGCGGAAACCACCCCACCATGCGCTTGCTGCGGAAAGCAGTTGCAACCTATTCAATACAACAACCGCACCGTCACTCCGCTGGAAACTGCAAGAAGCACGAAGAAACGCTTTGGGCGTGTCCTGTGTTGGGACTGCGCCCAGAAACAGCCGAAGGAGGGCTAAACAATGCTTAACTCTATCGCAATTCAGGGGCGTCTTGTTCACACGCCCGAAGCTAAGGTCACGAAGTCCGGAAAGGATGTTTGCACGTTCAGCATTGCTTGCGACCGTCAGAGTGGCGGTCAGAAGGAAACCGATTTCTTTAACTGCACTGCATTTGGAAACACGGCGCTGTTCGTTTCCAAGTGGTTTCAGAAGGGGAGCTTGATTCTGGTGACTGGTAGCATCCAGACCCGAAAGCATATCGACAAGCAGGGAAACAACCGCACCGCAACGGAAATCATGGCGAACAAGGTTGACTTCTGCGGTGGCAAGTCTGACAGCAAGCCCGCTGATCGGGCGCAGGATGCGCCGCAGAACTACTCTCAGGGCAACACGGATGACTTTTCTGTGATTGACGACAGCTCTGATCTCCCTTTTGACTAACGGTTACGCTACCGGGACAAAAGGCGAGAAAGGAACACTATGTTTTACCGTCCGAAAGTAGTTCGATGCCGCCTGAAAACTGGAGGGAAAAGCATCGAACAAATCAAAGAATCCCACAAGGGGCAAGGGCTGGTTTATCGGGATTTTGAAAGCCTCCAACAGATGTACGATGCTTTTTCTGGATTGATTGTTGAACTGTCCCTTTGGGAGTACGACAACCATGAAAGCTATCATCTCGAAAGCTGGAAGCCAGAAGATGATAAAAAAGTTATGATGGGCGTTTATTACGCAGAGCAAACGCATCCATTCCCCCGATACAAGAACGATTTTGAAAAATTCAAAGTGGACTGGGAAGCGAAGGAATATGAATGCGAAGGCGCATCTCTTGTTTTTGAGCCAGCAGATGTTGAAGAACTCGAAACTATATGCGAAGAAGTTCCTTCGTCCTGACCGCCTACCTTATATAAGAGCTGTGCTATCTGGCTGGACGGGCGTTTGGAAAGATGAAAGTTTTAGTCGCCTGTGAGGAATCACAGGAAGTTTGCAAGGCATTCCGGGCGAAGGGTCACGAAGCCTATTCCTGCGACCTGATTGAGCCGTCCGGCGGGCATCCTGAGTGGCATATTCTTGGAGATGCGCTCAAGGCTTTGGAGGGGGGGCAAGTCGTGACGATGGACGGCGTAACGCATGACATTGGCAAGTGGGACTTGCTCATTGCGCACCCGCCTTGCACATACCTGTCGAACGCTGGCGCACGATTCCTTTACCCGAAAGGCGTTCTGAACGAACAGCGGTTGCGTAAAGGACTGATGGCAAAGGATTTCTTTCTGCACTTTTTGTGGGCTGATATTCCGAAGATTGCGGTTGAGAATCCGATTCCGTCATCCGTCTACTGCTTGCCAAAATACACGCAGACCATTCAGCCGTACCAGTTCGGACATCCGTTCAAAAAGAAAACGTGCCTTTGGCTGAAAGGCCTTCCAGAGCTTGAACCAACCGATGAAATTCCGCTTGAGCAATGTGAAAGCACGAAAGTTGCCGGAAACTGGTTCAATCATGGCGGTAAAGACCGACAAGCGAACAGAGCAAAAACTTTTCCGGGTATTGCAAAAGCAATGGCCGAACAATGGGGTTGATAGAATGATTACATGCTGTCTCAACTGCACATCACGCCACCAAGCCTGCCACGACACCTGCGAGAAGTACAAGGCAGAGAAGAAAGACTTCGAGGAACGCAAGGCTTTCGTGTATGAGCTGAACCACAGCCAGAGCGTGTACCACCGTGATTATGAGGACAAGCACCGGGAAAAAGGCAAGAAGCGGTTTCTCGGAAGTGAATTCAGAGGTGAACGATAAATGGGAGCTTTTATTGCAAGACAGCCTAATGGTTTGTTGTGCAGATTTTCTTCGGTTGTAGATTGCGTTACCGACTACAATATGACGGAAGATGACTACATCGAAATGTGTGCCGAAAGGGCACGAAAAGAAGCAAGAGATGTTCTTGACAATTATATTCAGCCGTTTGAGATGGTTGACAGGTGTTTCTTCCCAAATAACATGACTACAGAAGAACACAAGCAGATAATGAAAGAAATGGAAGAACCTGCTGACAAGGCAACTCATATTCCATAAATTTAGAGGTGAACGAGGATGAGTAGAAAATACGAGCGCGAAAAATACGAGCCGGGTAAACTTATCACCACGATTGACGAACTTATGTGGCAAAAGCAAGAGTTCGTATTTCATCGGAAACGGATTGTTAGCATAGGATGGATTTCTTGCTGGCCAGTTCGATATGCCCTGAAAGAAATAGAGAAAGGGAATATTCGCTGCGCTAAGAGAAAACCGTATATCTGCCGCTACTATGCTGAGGAAATTTAAACATGAACACCGGCAAGCAGTTTGAAGCGGACTTCAAGGCATCCGTCCCATCCGATGCGTGGTGCTACCGCCTGAAAGACAGTGCCGCCACCTACTACGGCGGCAACGAGAACCTGTCCTTTTCCATCGACAACATCTGCGATTTCCTTGTGTACCGATACCCGATGAACCATTTGTTTGAGCTGAAAACCATCGAAACGCCCTCTATCCCTCTGGAAAAGGTGTTCGGAAAGTACGACAAGGCAAAGTGCAAGTACCGCAAGGAAAAGCACATCACTGATATGGTGGATGCGATAGGGTACAGCGGTCAGACCGCCCATGTGATCGTCAATTACAGGGCGGTCAACCGCACCTTTGCAATCCCTGCCAGCAAGGTTCTGGCGTTCCGTTACAACGAGAGCCGGAAGAGTATCCCTTGGCAGTGGGCAAAGCAAGAGGGGATAGAGATCAAGGCAAAAAGGCTGCGTGCCCATTGGCGGTATGACGTGGATGGGCTGCTAAAGAGATTGGAGAAAGAAAATGACAATGGTATGCGATAGGTGTGGCGAAACGTTTACGCTTGAAGAATGGAACAAATAAATAGGAAAATTGAAGTTCGGCCAATAATCGGCGGGGAAGAAGGGTGGAGCGTTCTTC